CATATAACATTAATTTTGAACTAGCAATTCTGAGTAAGAATCAAGACGACGCTCTTCAAATTATTGAACAGATTTTACCATTCTTCCAACCGAGTTTTAACCTTACGATGAACTTGGTTCCAGAATTGGGAGAGAAAAGAGACTACCCAGTTACACTATCAAGTATTGATTATGATGATCAATATGAAGGTGATTTTGATACACGTAGGACACTAATTTATACGTTGCAGTTCGTTGCTAAGACATTCTTGTATGGCCCTGTACAGGACAAGACTGGCGAAGTTATTACCAAAGCAATCATCGATTATGCTACCGATGCTGTCAAAACAGCACCAAGAGAAGTTCGTTATCAAGTTACCCCTGCATCAACAATCGATCGAGATACGGATGCAGCAACTACATTGTCCTCAGCATGTGATGATAATGATGGAATTATTAATGTAGCAGACGCTTCCACTCTCTCTGTGAATACTAACATTCAGATTGACAGTGAAGTTATGCGTATTGCGAAGATTGATGGTACTCAGGTATTCGTTACTCGTGCTTGGTTGCAATCAACCAATGCAGCGCATACTAATGGATCGAGTATTCATAAAATTACTGAGGCAGACCATGCCTTAGTAGATTCTGATGACAATTTTGGATTTAATGAACTATTCAGTGAATTTACAGATGGACTCTCACGAAACCCAACAACAGGCGCAGACGAGTAAGTATGATGGCATCGAGGCCGCCCTTGATGTTAGTACCGAAATCGTTAAAGACGTTGCACTACCAGCGACAATTGCTGAGGTAGAAGTTACTACTTCCACCAAAGAGCAGTTGAAGAAGGACTATGAATATACTCGTGGCAATCTCTACTCCCTGATTGAAAAAGGTCAGGAAGCAGTTGATGGCATTTTGGAATTGGCACAAGAGTCAGATCAACCGAGAGCATTTGAGGTTGCTGGCCAGTTGATTAAACATGTGGGTGATGTTGCTGACAAACTAATTGATCTACAAAAGAAGGTCAACGATATTGAAGCACCAACTAAAACCAAAGAAGTTACCACAACAAACAATACTATGTTTGTTGGTAGCACAGCAGATCTCGCCAAATTTCTAAAAGCGCAGCAAGATAAATAGTAATCGTAGGAGTAACGTATCACCATGGCATCTAACGTCGTAACACCAGTGCAGTATTTGGGTTCCTTGACTGACAACCATGCAGACCCACAGACAACTGCTGGATATATTGTGAAGACGGGAATCTACCGTATCAGCAATGCGGACTCTCATAGCAATCATTTTGCCTGGGGTGGCGCTCCTGATGTCTCCACTGACATGATTGTCCACACTGCCGTCAATAGTGCTGAGTTGTTTAAGCTTGCCAAACCCAAGAGGGCAAGCATCACTGGTGCTACTGCTGCATCACCTTGCGTCTTGACTGTTGGTGGTGGTGGCACTCCTGCTCACAACTTTGTGGTTGGTGATTACGTTACTATGGAAGGTGCTGCTGTTGCTGCTTACAACGTAAGTCACGTTGAGGTTACTGCTGTTACTGACACGACTATCACAATCACTTCTGATCAGTCTGCGAGTGCTGCATTCACTGGATCTGCACAACTGTCCAATAGTTTGAAGATTCAGGCGAAAGGTGACACCAACCATGGTCTGACCATGTATATCGACGAAGTACAAGTATCTGGTTAATCCAATGAAAAGTTTTTCACAAATGCACGAAGAAGCATCGGATGCGATGAAGGACCGCCAATTAGAGAGGGGCGGCATGGGTGCTAGAAGAAGTCCAAAAAAACCAATTGGTGCTCCTAATACATTTGGTAAGAAGAAACCTTCTAGTGAAACAGGTGGTCCTTCTGCCATGGATAAAGTGAAAGAAAAGATCCGTGCTAAGTACGGTGACAAAGCACTTAAAGAAGATGCCAAGATGGGCAAGCAGTCAGATGAGAAACTGGCAGCGTTACACAAGCAAGTCAGTGGTTCTGACCAGAGTCTCCCCTCTAATCAATTTATGTTGAAGAGAGTGACGAAGGAAATGAATCGCAGAAAGAAAACAACTAAGACTGAGGGATATGCCCCTGGTGATGTTGATCAGAAGGTTGGTGCTGTAACTCCTATCCCTAAGCAGGATCAGGATGATGCTCGTGCAAGAATCCTCGCAAAGGCAAAGGCCAAGCGTGCTGCTCGTCTCAAAAGCGAAGGGGTGATTAATGAGCGTGCTGACATGTGGCATCCAGATCCTGAGAAGGATAAGAAACTGGGTGGACCTGGTGCTAATCAACGTGCCCGTGAAGATGGTGCTAGTTCCAAACCAAAACCCAAAGCAGACTCTAAGAAACTGCGTCCTGGTGAGTCCTACATGGACTATTCCAAGCGTCAGAAGTCTTCCTATAAGTCAAGTGGTAGCACTGCTAGTGAGCGTTTGCAGAAAGCAGGTGCAAAGATGTCACCTCCTAAGAAGGAAGGTCTGGGATCTAAGATCAAGCGTAAGTTGGGTCTTGGTGAAGGTGTGATGTCATTTAATCAATTTTGTACTGAGAAGAGTAAAGATGTCTGAAAAATTAGATAACGGCACTTACAAGTGCCCTTATTGTGGATTAACATCCCCAAGAAACCACCAACGTCCTAAGACGTGGATGGATAAGCATGAAGCAAATTGCCCTAAAAGACCATGATCACTTTTAAGGAATATATCTTAGAGGCAAAGAATTGTCCTGAGGGAACCAGTTACTGTAATAAGTGTGGTGCTTGTGTGCAAAAAACTTGTGAACAAAAGAAAGCAGATAAAGTTGTAAAAGAAGATGCTACTGCTAATAAGAAGCAGCAACTTCAAAGAAAGCAACTCATGCTTAATCGTCAGAAACTGCAACTGCAAATGAAGTCAGTGCAGAAGAAGGATGCGTCTCAGGACATGAGCATGAAAGAAAGTGCATGGCAGCGCAAGGCGCTTGCATTGAGAAAGTGGAAATGTTAGGATTCTATGTCACTTTCGGTGTCTTAATTTGCCTTATATGTTATGCTGGCACCGAAGAAACCATCCGACTCTTTGCATTTCTTGATATACATATTAGATACAGTATAGTTAAGGTTAAATTATATTTTTTAAAAGAAAAAATTAAACGTCAATTAAGCAAAGATTTAGGGGATTATTCAAAACTAATTAAGGAATTGAAAAAAGATGACCAACGATAAGGAACTGTCGGATCTCAAAATTGAGAGAAAGGAATGTCCTAAATGTGGTGCTACTTGGATTAATGGTGTACACCGTTGGTCAACAGGTGCTATGGGTAGTGAACTAGATCTTGCAGGTCTGGTATGCAATACCCTAGGGAATGTAGATTGTGTTAATCCTATACGAGGAATCGAAGGTGGTGACACATGGGAACGAAGATTTTCAGATATAAATCAATTAGAAGATAAGGCAAGAAAAGATGCCGAGACTGAATAAAAGAGTCGGACCATTAACCAAAGAGGAGAGAGAACAGCATAAAGAACTTATGCACTCTCTCCGTTCTCGTATAAAAGAACTTCGGGAGAAAGAGCAATGATTTTACAGTTTGCTAGGTTTTGTGGAACAGTATTAAACAACCCATACGGTTTGGGACTAATGGCATGGTGCCTAGTCTTCGTCCCCATTCTTGGTATGTGGGCAGTACATCATTACAGTTGGCAACATTGGCAACCGTTCACTAGGAGTCATAAATGAAATTTGAACTTACTATGGAGGATTATACAATCATCCTCAACGCGCTACACTACTATAAGAAAGTTGAGAAGAAAGGAAACTTTCAACAATATAATGATGAGTGTATTGATAAATTAAGAGATAAAATGTCATATCAAATTATACCTAGTCGTTATTCTAAACCATCATGAGTGCTTTATTTGTATTTACATTTATTTTATTACTTACAATAGGAATGGAGTTCACCTGGCCTGTTAAGAAATGAACGGAGAATACGATTACACAGTAGATTTGACAATAAAAGACATTTATCTTCTACATAATTGTGTAACCCAAAAAATTAAACTTTGGTCAGGTGGTGATCCTAATGAACAAGAACATCTTTTTTATTTAAGAGATTCTTTATATCGTATGATCCTAGAATACAAATTTGAAAACTAATGAATCTTATATTACGTCCTCTTGATAATGTAACTGATCCTGTGTGGTCAGTAATTATATGTGTAATACTTGCACTTGCAATGGCACTGTTTGTAGTCGTATACATATTAAGAGAAGCATTTGCAGAGTTAGAAGATGGCAGGACTGACCCCACCAAGCAGGAAGAGCTGCTACAACTTCCGAGTGACGGAGATTAATCGTGTTCTTGATGGTGATACTATTGATGTTACAATTGATCTTGGTTTCGATCTCTACAAGAAAGAGAGAGTTAGAGTCGCGGGAGTTGATACGCCAGAGAAAAGGACGAAAAATTTAGAGGAGAAGGCACTTGGAATCGACGCAACCAACTGGCTCAAAGAAAAACTCGAAGGCACTTTGGCTGGTGATGATGAGTTGTCTGTTAGGACTGAACTTGTTGGTGGCACTGGGAAATACGGGCGTCTTCTGGGTTGGCTTTACATTGGGGACGACAGTGTGTCCCTTAACGAGCAAATGATTACCGAAGGATATGCTCATGCATATGATGGTGGTACCAAGGATATGAATCTTGAAGCACTGAAAGAGATTCGTAGAGCACACGGTACATTGGTGGATTGATATGAGCGATCAGATCTATCTTGGTAATCCTAATCTAAAAAAAGCAAATGTCTCTCAGGCATTTACACCAGATCAGGTTGAAGAATATGTAAAGTGTAGTAAAGATCCTGTATATTTTATCAAAGAATATATCAAGATCATCTCACTTGACAAAGGTCTGATCCCCTTTACCATGTATGACTTCCAGGAGGACATGACCAGGAAGTTCCATGCTGAACGATTTAATATTGCAAAACTACCACGGCAGTCAGGTAAGTCTACCATCGTTACCTCATACCTGCTGTGGTATGTGTTATTTAATGATAATGTCAACGTAGCAATCCTTGCTAACAAAGCAGCGACTGCTCGCGAGATGCTACAACGATTACAACTAAGTTATGAAAACCTCCCCAAATGGATGCAACAAGGTATCTCCCAGTGGAACAGGGGGAGTCTGGAATTGGAAAATGGCAGTAAGATCATGGCTGCCTCTACTTCCGCTTCTGCCGTCAGGGGCATGTCTTTTAATGTCATTTTTCTGGACGAATTCGCGTTTATTCCGAACCACATTGCTGATCAGTTCTTTTCATCTGTCTATCCTACTATATCTTCTGGTAAGAGCACAAAGGTAATTATCATCTCCACCCCACACGGGATGAATATGTTCTACAAACTCTGGCATGATGCTGAGAGAGGTAAGAACGAATATACAACCACAGAAGTTCACTGGTCGGAAGTTCCAGGAAGGGATGATAGGTGGAAAGAACAAACTATTAAGAACACATCGGAAGAACAGTTCCGAGTTGAGTTTGAGTGTGAGTTCCTAGGATCTGTTGATACACTTATCTCTGCTTCTAAACTTCGTACCATGGTGTACGATGAACCTATCCAAAGGAATAAAGGTTTAGATATATTTGTTGCAGCAGAGGAAGATCATCAGTATGTAATTACTGTTGACGTTGCTCGTGGAGTAAGTAAAGATTACTCAGCATTTGTAATTCTCGATACTACCACAATACCCTATAAAATGGTAGGTAAGTATAGGAATAATACTATTAAACCTTTGTTGTTCCCTAACATCATTCATCAGGTTGCAACGGCGTACAACCACGCCTACGTGCTCTGTGAGGTCAATGATATTGGTGGTCAGGTAGCAGACATTTTACAGTTTGATTTGGAGTATGATAACTTATTGATGTGCGCTATGAGAGGTAGAGCAGGTCAAGTCGTGGGTCAGGGATTCTCTGGTAATAAAACACAGATGGGTGTGAAGATGTCCACCACAGTTAAGAAGACAGGATGCTCTAACCTCAAAGCATTGATTGAAGATGAT